GCCACGCCAGGCGAAAGCAAGGCGCTCGAGCCGCTGATCCGGCAGCTTCAGGTGGCCGAGAAGGCACTGGAAGCCCTCGAAGCTCGCATCGAGCGAATTAAAAATCCAAGGGCGGAAGCTCCGCCCAGTGAGGAGGATATCACTCGGCAGCTCGGGTTTGGCACGAGCCTGAGCAAACCTCCCGGGGCCAGAGATGAGGATAGGCTAGCCATCATTGATTTCAACCAGTTTGTGTTGGAACAAGGGAAGTTGTCGGCGGAGGAACTTGCCGCTTTCCAAAAAAGCCTATCCGAAAAGAAAACCGCTGAGCAGCTCGCAGCAGAGAAAAAGGCCTCAGACCAAAGGGATGAAGATATTAAAAGTGCTTCACTTTCTGCTGCGGCCTCAATTGCTTCAGGGGTTATTCAAATCAGGCAAAATGCCATCCAAGCCGAAACCGACGAGGCAATATCGGCCCTGGACAAGGAGTACGAAGCGAAACGGAAGGCCGCTGATGGAAACCAGCAAGCCCTTAACCGAATAAACAAGGAATACGAGGCTAAAAAAGCTGCAATAGAAAAGGAAGCGGCGGTCAAACGCAAACGAACGGCACTGATTGAAGCCACGATCGCTGCGGCATTGGCTGTTGTAAAAGCGCTTCCAAATCCTTTTGCTGCCATCGCTGCAGGTGTAGCGGGTGCGGCACAAATTGCGGTCATAGCCAACACGAAATTCGCGGGTGGTGGATACACTGGCCCGGGCAAGGGCATAGCACCGGACAATACTGGGCATCGCCCGGTTGGCATTGTCCACGCCAATGAGTGGGTAAGTCCGCCGTGGATGACGCAGCACCCGGTGTGGGGGCCGCAGGTGGCCGCGCTGGAGATGGTGCGCCGTCGTGGCTTCGCGGATGGCGGATTCACAACCACGCCGAATGCCAGTGCCCTGGGTGCATCGTCGGCGGCTAGTCCGGCGGCTGAGGCTAACCTGGAGGTATTCATGATGCTTGCGGCTGAGTTCAGCGCTTTCAGAACAGAGATATCTGGATGGCAATCGAGGCTGAATGTCTCGTATCTGGATATCGAGAGTGTAGGTAATGATTTGAACACCGTGCGGGTGGATGCGGGGATTTAGGGCTTCGTGTCCTACCCGCCCGCGCGAGCACAAAGCACTTTTGCTGCATGGACCCCAAAAACATACCCTGGCGTGGCGAAATCAGCTTACAGCAAGTTTTAGCTGAAATCCGAAACGACTCACTGAAACCCTTCTGGCTGGCCTTCGTGCGCGCAGGCGGGAAACATGCCGGCAGCGTGAAAGTGGTATCCAGTGCGCGCTACGGAGCGCCTCTGGACGGCCATCACCAGCACGTGGGTACGCGGCAGATCAAGCGGCCCAAAGCCACGGTGCTGCACACCGAAAAAGGCAGCCTTCCAATGACCGACACCACGAGCGGGCAGTATATCACGCCACTTATCAGCCACATCATCGGCTGGAACCTCTACAAAGTGAAACACTAAATGAGCCAAGAACCCCAACAAATCACTGAAAACGCCTACTTCCTACCCGGGACGGGCGATCTGATAAGTTTTGCAGCCCCCACGCCATCCGTGACGGATCGGGCGGGAAACGGAGGGAAAAAGATGCGCATAACCTATGGCAACGGCGGATCCGCTGACATTTGGAGCTGGGGGGCGAACAACCTCCTCCCCCAGGAACGTGAGGCACTTGTCCTGGACAATAATATCGTCCCAGAGCTTATGGCCACCAAACGGGATATCACCGTTGGCGGCGGATTGATGTGCTATCGGGAACGCTTCGTGGAAGGCAAACGCAGCATTGAGGAGGTGCAGATGCCCGCCGCCGCAAAAGCCTGGTTGGATGAACTGCCTGAAAAAAACGGTGGGCAGGATATCGAGAGTTACCTGCTGAAAGCTTGTAGGAACCTCATCTATCATTCCAACACCTTCAGTGAGGTAGTCCGCGACAAGGCGGGGAAAATATTCTCTGTGAAGGCCTTGGAAGGGCGACACGTGCGGCCTGAAAAGATGACCGAAAGGGGCCGGATTTTGAATTGGTACTGGAGCGGCAATTGGAAGGAATTCCGAAAAAAGGAGTACGCGCCAATTCAGATCAGCAACTATGCCGGCGAAGTCCGCAAGCAAAGAAAATTCGTCCTGCACCTCATGGACGACGTGCTCAGCGATGAGTACCTGGGCATCCCCACCTGGTGGGGTGGCCGCGCCTGGATCGAATGCGCCAATGCAATTCCCATTTTCCACATCAACAACTTGAGGAACGGGTACACCATCCGCTGGCATATAGAAATCCCGAAGGACTACTTCTGGGATTATACCAGTGCCGCAAACACGCAGAAAGAGAAAACGGACGCGAAGGCGAAGGAGACCGCCGCTAAGCAGGAGTTTTTGCAAAAGCTAAATGCCTTTTTGGCGGGATATGAGCAGACCGGTCGCGCGCTGATCACGGAGTACGAGATGAACAAGCAGCTTGGGAAGGATTTCCCAGGAATCAAGGTCACGCCGCTCAATGTGGACCTGAAAGATAAGGCGCTGTTAGATCTGTTCGAGAAATCGAACGATGCGAACATAAGTGCCCAGGGGATTCACCCGACACTCGCAGCAATACAGACCCAAGGCAAACTATCCAGCGGCTCGGAGATCCGAAACGCATTCGCCATGTATGTGGCGATCAAAACGCCGGTAAAGCGGTCCATCCTCCTAAAACCCTTGCAGTATGTGCACCGGGTGAATGGATGGGGCGAAGGAATTAAATGGGGCTTCCGTGATATCGAAATCACTAAGCTGGATGAAAACCCTGCTGGCCAGCAGCAAGTGGCCGTAGGCGCATGAGCTACCAGGAGGCGCTCGAGGCTTTGAGGAAAGCGAAGCCCGACCACGTGCTGCTACGCATACTCAGCATGCAGCAAACGGAAGGGAATCGGCTGATTTTGGACCGCGAGCTAGAGAAGTTGGAGCCGCCTGAAGACGAGACACCCGCGCTGATCAGCGAGGTGGACGCGAGTATTGAGGTGGAAATCGAGGATGGCGGCGATGCGGTACTGGCTGATTTCTACCGGCAGCAGGCGACGCTTTTTGGGCAGCGGAGGAAGATGAGCAATTCATTCCACAGCTGTGGAACGGATTCGGAGCGCCGGGAAGTGAGCGAGGCGATCCAGGCTGTGCAACGCCGCATCGAGCACGTCCGGCAGCAGATGAGGGAATACAAAACGCTTGGCCATGTGCCAGCTGCAAACGAGAAATATCCCGTGCCTGAGGACGCATTCAAGCTACTTGCGCTTCGGGCATCGCTCAGATCAAACATAAGTAGGAAATCGAAGGAGGCCAAAGAATTAGCCCTGAAATCGCTCGAAAATGATGCCCAGGCAACCAAAAAGCTGACCCTGGCGGAAATGAAGCTCCGCGAACTCCAAAACCACCTTGAACGTGTCCAAAAATCAATCCACGATAAAAATATACAGCCAGGCCGACTTCGGGAAGGCTGATCGGATTGATCGCATCCGGATGCACATGATCGAGCCGGAACGTTTTGTGCTGAATGACCAGGACGAAACCTACTACCGTCAGCTCCAGGCGGCTTATCACCTGGTGTTCGATGAGCTGCGCGAATCGGTGGCCATGAAGGCAATCATGGAGACGGTGGAAGGTGCTGATACCTGGCACCGGGCGAATAAATTGATGCGGGATATTTATACGCTTTTCAGTCCTTTTGTTCAAAAAAATAAGGATTTGCGGCGGGCCATCCTTTTGGAAAAACTGTACCTGATGGCCGATGTGGCCCAGAAAAAAGCGGTCTTCAAATACACAGCTCAGGATAAGGAGGGCAACGATATTGAACATGAAGGTGCAGACCTGGAGTGGATGGAGTTGGCAGGCAAACTCTATGCTCAGGCCGCCAAAATCGAAGGGCTTGACCAGCCCGAAATGAGCGTGATCAATCCGGATGATCTTACGATCCCGGAAATTGAAATCACTTCGGATCCTCAGGCGTTTTTGAACGCCCAAAATCCCGATATCGAAGACGCTGAGGAGTGGCCGGATGAATACGACGATCCGGAGGAGGCGGAGGAGGATGAAGACTAGTAAAAAACAGGTGTATTTCAATCCGAAGCAAATCGCCTTCGTAACTGCTCTCCAAAAAATTAAGACCTGCGTAGCCGGTCGCGGTTTTGGGAAATCCACGCTCATAGCACTGATTCTGCTCTTTTTGCTCAAGGCGATGCCCAGGGCAAAGGTGTTTTTTTCGTCCACAACGCTGGAGCAGGTAAAGAATTCCACGCTGCCACCGGTGCTGGAAAAGCTGGCGGAAATGGGCCTCCACGAGGACAAGCACTTTGTGATCGGGAAGGATCCTTGGGGTTTGAACTCAAAGTGTAAGTGGTTTAAGCGACCAATCAGCCCGGTTAAGAAATTTGACAACGTGATCACCTTCTGGAACGGCTTCACGGTGGTCATTTTGAGCGCTGCCAAGCCTGACAGCCAACGCGGCGGCTCTTACGATGCTGGCATTGTGGACGAGGCCGCTTTTGTAAAGCGGTCTTTTTGGGAAAAGGTACTGCTCAAAATGGTACGGGGCAATCTGTATCGGTTCAATACGCCGATGCATCATTCCATTTTTATCCTCACCTCACAGCCTCGCAAAAGCGATGGCCAATGGGTTATGGAGATGGAAGAAAAGGCCCTGAGCGCACCGGATGATTTCCTTTTCATGTGGGCCAGCGCAAAGGATAATGGGGTCGTGCTGGGCAAGGAATGGTTCAAAACTCAAAAGGCCACCAGTAGCCACCTGGACTACTTGATTGAGGTGGAGAACGTTCGCCTCAAGAAACTACCCAATGGCTTCTATCACCGCTTCAATGAGAAGCGGCACCAGTATAAGCCGCCCATGGATCCGCTCGGCAACATGCTCGATGTGCGGCGTAATGAGTTACTGGAGATGTCTTTCGACTTCTCAGGTAAATTCAACTGTGCCAGCGTATGGCAGGAGCAGGACTTTGTGGAGCGTTGTGTGCGCCAGTTCCACCTGAAGGACGAGGGTAAGATCAAGAAGCTGGTGGATGACATCTGCCATCACTTCAAGGATCAGGAGTTCAAGTACATCCGGCTATGGGGTGAACCACGTGGCCGAGATCGCAACCCGTTCGATGAGGATGATATCTTCACAATCATTCGAAAGCGATTTGAGATGCGCGGATGGGGTGCTGAGATCATGGTGCCCACTGGTGTGGCCACCAAGCACCACAAGGAGCGATTCGCCTTCATGGAGACGATGATGGACGAGGAGGATCCACGCCTACCTAAGCTTCGGATCAATGAGGTGGCCTGTCTCAACGTCATCACTTCAATCCAGGGGTGTGACATCAAGCCAGACTATACCAAGGATAAGTCTGCCGAGCGAGACGAGGCGTTTCCTCAGGAGAACGCACCGCACTACTCGGACACCTGCGACTACTACCTGTACTACAAGCATGCATGGCGACTGAGTGACACGTCGAACCAACGTGCCGGCCAGGTCATGACGATGTGACCGCTCATATATCCTCAGAATTGGGGATTGTTAATCAACAAAAAGGTAATC